CATGTATGAATCAGACTCAAAAAATTGTGGATGTGGTATCTAAACCTTTATGGAGAAAACATCTAAAGAAACTATTTCATGATATTCAAGATATTCCAGCACCCGAGTCTTCTAAATTAGACGTACAAATCAAGGACTTATTTGAAAGATTCGCAACCAGAGCTCCTGGTAAAAATATTTCAGACATTAGAAAGTCTAAAGCGTTTACAGAAAATGGTATCACCATGTTTAAATGGACAGACTTTTGGATCTTCTTAACTAAGAATGGTTGGGACACTAGACGAATTAGCAGTATCAAAACACAAAAATTTTTTATTGATTTATATAATGGTAAAGAAAAATCTCCAAAGATTGATGGTAAGACAACACGAGTTATACAAATCGAAGAACAAAAAATATCTGAACCGATTGTAAGAGAGTCTAAAAAAAGACAATCTGCATTTAGAGTGGTTGATGGTGGTAAGCAGTGAAACGTATAAAAATACCAGGACCACCTGGAACAGGAAAAACGTATCGACTGATTCATCATTATCTAAATGTTGAACTCAATCAAAACAAAACCAGACATGAAAGAATTTTATATGTTGGATTTAGTAATGCTGCGGTCGATGAAGCTAGAAAAAGAATTGATAGTTTATATCCAGGTAATAAAATTGTTGTATCCACCTTACATGCTCTTGGAAAACAAACTTTAAATTTAGATTCTAATTTATTATTGAAAGGAAAACGCTGGAAAGAATTTGCAGATCGTTTTGGACATAATGATTTAAAATATGATTCAACAGAATCTGAAACTGGATTCTATAATTACGATGATAGTTATTTAAAAGTAATTGAATATGCAAAAAACAAATTAATTGGCCGAGATGATTTAGGTCATGCAGCAGAAGAGTTAGGAAAAATAAATGATCTTAACATCGATCGTTGCAAACAAATTTATCAAGACATTGAAGACTTTAAACGTGATGAAAAAATGTATGAGTTTTCAGACATGATAAAAAAGTTCATTGACGAAGAGTGCACGCTGTCCCTTGATGCAGTCTTCTTAGATGAAGCACAGGATCTGAATCCTCTGCAATGGAAAATGTTCTATCAAATCGAACGTGGTTGCGATAGATCTTACATTGCAGGGGACGACGATCAAGCGATCTATTCGTTTCAAGGTGCTTCAGCAAAAGAGTTTATTGAATTAGAAGGAGAGCTCGATCCACAAATCCAATCCAATCGTGTCCCTAAACGGATCCACCAAAAAGCTGTATCGATATTAATGAATATTGAAGAGCGATTACCTAAACAATGGAATCCAAGAACTGGTGATGAAGGTGAAGTGATTGAACATATGGAGATCGAAGAAGTTGATTTTACGAAACAAAACTGGATGATTCTTGTTAGACGAAACAAGCAGATGAGTTCAATTGTCGAACACCTAGAAAACAATGGTTTGTATTTTGAATGTAAGTACGGAAAACTTTTAAGTATGTCCTTGCTTCGAGCATGGCGAATCTGGGACCGACTGAATCAAGGAGCGAGCGTCGAGGGGCGAGAGGCCCAGCAACTCTATGCAGAATGTTTTAAAGTTAAACATGGTCAAGTTAGACAAGGTTTTGCAAATGGTAAAACTTTAGATGGAATAGATGCGGTCACATTAGAAGATTTAAAAGAACACCATGGATTACTTATTGAAGGGGATTGGAAACAACTGGATATGTCAGAAGATCAGAAAAATTATATACAAGAATTATTAGATTCTGGTGAAAATTTACATCAGAATCCTCGAATAAAGATATCTACACTCCATAAAGTTAAAGGTGAAGAATGTGAAAATGTAATCCTTTTCACAGATCTGAGTTGGTTTATTTACAATGAGTGCACTAAAACAAGAGCGCTCACGGATACCGAACACCGAGTATGGTTTGTAGGTGTGACTCGTGCAAAAAAAAGACTATATCTCATGAGTCAAGATCCAAACAAAGAACAATACAACATAGGAGAAGATATCATATGAGCTCAAAACAAGACTTAGATAGAGTGTTTCCATCTATGAATCAGATAGGTGGAGAACATTATAAAATGAAAATTCAACCTTATCATTTTATTATGGGTAATGACTTGAATTTTTTTCAAGGAAATGTAATTAAGTACGTCGTACGTTATCAGAAAAAAAATGGCGTAGAAGATCTAAAAAAAATAATTCATTATTGTGAGTTAGAAATTGAAAGGCTAAAAGGAAGAAATACTTAATTATGTTTGATGCCATGCAAGTTGAATGGAATACGCCTGACGGATTTCCTGACTTATCTAAATTTAAATATGTAGCGATTGACTTAGAGACAAAAGATCCTGGATTAAAATCAAGAGGATCGGGTGCTGTAAAAGGTGACGGAGAAATTATTGGTGTTGCGATTGCTGTCAATGAGTCAGGTTATAAATGGAAAGGTTACTATCCTATTGCACATTCTGCAGGTAACATCGATAAAAAAATTGTTTTAGATTATCTCAAAGAAATATGTGGCTATGAAAATACAAAAGTATTTCACAATGCCATGTACGATGTATCTTGGATTAGATCCTACGATATAGAAATTAAAGGCAACATTGTGGATACCATGGTGATGTTATCTTTAATTAACGAGAATAGATTATTTTATTCTTTAAACAGTGCGACCTGGGATTATTTACAAAAAAGAAAAGATGAAACTATTTTAAATGATGTTGCTGCGGCCCAAGGCATCGATCCTAAATCAGAGATGTATAAACTTCCAGCCATGTATGTCGGACAATATGCAGAAGCGGATGCTGCGCTAACATTAGAATTATATCACAAACTTAGTTTAGAGATTGATAGACAAAACTTACATAAAGTTTTTAAATTAGAAACCGATTTGTTTCCGTGTTTAGTCGATATGAAATTTAAGGGCGTTCGGGTGGACGTTGAAAAAGCTCATATATTAGAATCACAGTTAATTTCACAAGAAAAAGCATTATTGCAACAAGTAGAAAAAGAAACAGGAATATACCCTGAGATATGGGCTGCAAGAAGTATTGCAAAAGTATTTGATAAACTTTCTTTAACTTATCCAAGAACTGTGAAATCTGATGCGCCATCGTTTACTAAAACCTTCCTACAAGATCATGAACATCCTGTGGCACAAAGAATAGCAAAAGCCAGAGAAATAAACAAGATGCACACCACCTTCATTCAAAGTATTTTAAAACACGTTCATAAAGGTAGAATCCATGCAGATATTAATCCAATCCGATCGGATACCGGTGGAACCGTAACAGGACGATTTAGTTATGCTAATCCAAACTTACAACAAATGCCAATTCGAAATCCTGAAATGGGTGCAGCAATCAGAGGATTATTTTTACCTGAACGAGAACACTTATGGGGATCGTTTGATTACTCACAACAGGAACCAAGACTTGTGGTCCACTATGCAGCTGATGATGAGAATATAGCTCAACAAGATGCTGTAAAAAATATTGTTGAACAATTTAAAAATGATTCGGTAGACTTTCACCAGGTTGTTGCAGACATGGCTGGCATTGAAAGGAAGCAAGCAAAAACCATTAACTTAGGTTTATTTTATGGAATGGGTAAAGGTAAATTACAAAATGAATTGGGTTTAGAAAAACATGAAGCTGAAGAATTGTTTGATCAATACCATGCGAATGTTCCTTTTGTTAGACAGCTGATGAGACAGACGATGAATGCTGCTGAAGAAGATGGAGTCATTCAAACCATAGGTGGAAGACATTGTCGTTTTGATCGTTGGGAGATTAATGAATTTACTCCTGGAGTCATGAAGAAACTAGGAACTAAAATAGAGATTGCTGAACTGTTTAGAGAAAGAATCAGAAAACAGTTTCCTGAATTTACAGACGAGAACTGGATTAACTTAGAGAAAGATTTAACTTCAGATCACCCTAAAAGAATTAAACGAGCACTTACTTACAAGGCTTTAAATAAGTTGATTCAAGGGTCCGCAGCTGATATGACAAAGCAAGCGATGCTAGATTTATATAATGAAGGCATTGTCCCTCATATCCAGATTCACGATGAGTTGGATATTTCTGTGAGTGACGAGAAGCAAGGAGCGAGGGTCAAGGAAATTATGGAAAATGTCAAGCCAGGCGGCACGACAATGAAAGTTCCTAATAAAGTGGATGCCGAGTACGGTGAAACTTGGGGGGACATCAAAGGATGATAGGAGACAAATGGCATACCTTAACGCAAACATTCCGCCGATTTACTGCAAAGTTAGAACCGAGTATTTATACGACATGGACATGTCTAAGAAAGGTGAAAAGGATTGTGTTGCTTTTGGTATTACGAGCATATCAGGACGCGCGCTCTTGTTTAATATCATGTTACCCAATGGTGCGTGCTATTGGCGTCTGCCTATCTCAGCGTTTTTCCAAAAACGTTTTTCTAGAGCCGAAGTGCCGGATATGTCAGTTGACCAGTTGGAACTGTGGAATAGTTTTAGTTATTGGCCTAGTGTTCATTGCTTTGATTGGCTGGCTGGTGTAGACGGAAAATATCGAGGAAAAGATAAAAAATTTTATCCTGGACAGTATCTTTTTACGGTTGACTGGGCGCATCCAGAGACTAATATACTCAACACGGAACATTCTGAAATACCGCAAGAGCACAAATGTGCTCACATAATGGCCTTAGAAAACGGCAATTATGCAGCACAACCTAACAATAGAATTATTTGGCATATTAACAGTTATACAACTGATACAGAGTGGCCAGATTACAAAGTACAAAATACGTACTGGGATTGTGAAGGGAGCGACTGGGTAACAGAAGATTCTGATAAAATGTTTTACGAAATAGAGGACAAAAATGGACAGTAAAGATTTTATTAAAATGATTAAAGAAAAAGTTTCTCAAGCTCAAAAGAAAGCTTTATCTGTATATTCTTATAAACAAAGACAAAGCAGACCTAGAGTTAAAAAAGATA